CGATCAGTTTCGTGCCGGTGGTGAGTGGAGCTGGGGCAGTGGGGCGGATTATTGCGGGGATTGCGTTAATTGCGTTTGCAATTATTGTCCCAGCCGCTGCTATTGGATTGACCAGTATGCTTTCAATTGGCATCGCCGGAGCCAGCCTCGTCCTCGGCGGCGTCGCCCAACTCCTTACGCCAATGCCAACAGTCCCGCAAGGCGCCGACACTCAAGACGACCCACGCAAGAGCTACAGCTTCAGCGGCATCCAGAACACCAGCCGCCAGGGCGTGCCGGTGCCGATCGTCTACGGCGAAACCGTGGTAGGCAGCGTCGTCATTAGCGCTGGCATTGACACCGTGCAGGTGGTGGCGTGACTGCGCTGATCGTTGGCGCTGGCGGTGGCGGCGGCAAAAGTGGCGGTGGCGGTGGAGCGCGCACACCAACTACTGCACGCGACAGCCTCGACTCACGCCAGTACGCCGAGGTGATCGACCTAGTTAGCGAAGGTGAAATAGAAGGCCTAAAGGATGGTTTCAAAAACATCTTCCTAGACAACACACCGCTGCAAAACCCAGACGGCAGTTTCAACTTTCAAAACGTCACGGTCTACACCCGCAACGGCACCCAGAACCAAGACGCCATACCCTTTGCAACTGCCATCCAAGATGAGCGCCCCGTAAACGTAATCGTCCGCAACGACGGCCCTGTAACGCGCACGATCACCGACTCTCAGATCGATGCCGTGCGCGTCACCATCAATGTTCCGCGCCTAGAGCGCATCACCAACGAAGGCGACACGGTTGGCGAAAGTTTCCGCTTGCAAGTGCAGGTGCAGTACAACGGCGGCGGTTTTAATGTCGCCATTGACGACACCATTTCAGGCCGCACTGGCGACCCGTATCAACGCCAATATCTGATCCCCTTGGCCGCTGCCTTCCCGGTAGACATACGCCTAGTGCGCATCACCGGCGACAGCAACGATATCCGCCTATCCAACGCCTTTGACTGGCGCAGCTACACCGAAATCATCTACAGCCGCCTGACCTACCCGAACAGCGCCCTGGTCGGCATCCGCATCGACGCTGAGCAGTTCAACAGCATTCCGCAGCGCAGCTACCTACTGCGCGGCATCAAGGTGCGCATCCCCAGCAATGCCACGGTCGATCAGGCTAATGGCCGCCTGATTTACTCCGGCGTGTGGAATGGCACCTTCGGCGCAGCGCAATGGTGCAGCGACCCTGCCTGGGTGCTATGGGACTTGCTCAGCTCATCGCGCTACGGACTAGGCGATCACCTCGACGTAGCGCAGCTCGACAAGTGGAGCTTTTTTGCCGCGAGTCAATACGCCAGCGAACTCTTGCCTAATGGCTTTGGCGGCTTTGAGCCACGCTTTAGCTGCAACGTCAACATTCAAACCAGCGAAGAGGCGTACAAGCTAATCAATGATATGTGCTCGGTATTCCGAGCTATGCCATTTTGGGCAGTAGGTGCGCTCACCGTATCAGCTGATAAGCCCGCTGATCCCGCATACCTATTCAACACCTCTAATGCAAAGGACGGCATATTTAATTACAGCAGCAGCAGCCTAAAAGCACGACCTAATGTTGCGGTTGTTTCATACTTAGACCTAAGCACCCGCGAGATAGCGTATGAAGTAGTAGAAGACGCCGAGGCTATCGCTAAGTACGGCGTAATCAAAGCAGAAATCAGCGCCTTTGCTACTACCAGCCGAGGACAGGCTCACCGTATTGGCGAATGGCTGATCTATAGCGAGCGCTACGAAGGCGAAACAGTGACCTTTACGACCAGCATGGACGCTGGAATTATTGTGCGCCCTGGACAGGTGATCAGCATTGCCGATCCTGTGAAGTCTGGCGCCAGGCGGGGTGGTCGCATAGCCAGCGCTACCACCACTGTGCTAACCGTAGACAACGCTGATGGCCTAGTAGCTGGTGGCACCATCTCAGCAATGATGCCTGACGGCACGCTGCAGCAACGCGCCGTGCAGAGCATCGCCGGCAGCGCAATCACTGTCACTAGTGCATTCAGCACGGCACCAGGGGCTAACACTGTATGGCTGTATGAAACCAGTAATATCCAGGCATCAACCTGGCGCGTACTAGGCATTGGCGAGCAAGACGGCACCGACTATTCAGTTTCAGCGCTGTCTTATAACGCCAGCAAATACGCCTACATCGAGCGCGATCAGCCGTTGCAGCAGCGTGACATAACCGACTTGAACATTACGCCGCCGGCACCAACTAACCTTACCGCCGTTGAGCTGCTATACAACGCTGGTGGAATCGCCAAATCGAAGCTAATAGTTGGCTGGGACAGCGTACCCGGCGTGCAAAACTACAGGATGCGCTGGCGCCCTCGCAATGGCAACTGGACAGACGTTCGCATATCCCGCTTTGACTATGAAGTGCTAGACACTGTGCCTGGTGTGTACGAGTTCGAGGTCTACTCAATCGGTGCCAACCTTCGCAACTCAACACAGCCCGCCCTCCTTGCGCAGCAAACCTTCGGCAAAACTGCACCTCCTGCTGATGTAGAAAACGTCAGCCTTATTGCCGGCGACCAGCTCAGCGGCGTACTTACGTGGGATCGGGCACCAGACCTAGACGTGCTACTTGGCGGCAAGGTGCTTATTCGTCACAGCGCCGCCATGGCTGGTGCTACTTGGGAGGAATCACAGGAGATTGTGGCAGCAGCAGCCGGTAGCCAGACACAAAAACAAGTGCCGATGCTGGAGGGCACTTACCTGCTCAAGTTTGAAGACGACACCGGCAACCGCTCTATAAACGCCAACACCATTGTTGCTGATTTTCCTGAACCACAACCGCGCTCGCTGTTTAAGCAGTATGCCGAAGATCAAGAGTCGCCACCGTTTAGCGGTAACACCGAAGGGCTAGTGTACTCGTTAGATCTTGACGGTCTGATCCTTGATCCTGGCCAGTTCATTGATGACATGGCCCCAAATGGCGACTTTGATGCGTTGATATCATTAGATGCTGTTGGTGGCGTTGGTCAGCTAGGTGAATACGAATTCGGCAGTAGCTGGGACATGGGCGCTGTCTACGATGTAAACCTGCGGCGGCGTTTTGTTACCCGGCCAATAGTGCCAGCGGCATTATGGGATGACAAAGTGGAGCTAATTGACGAATGGCCGCTGACTGATGAAGACAACATTGACACGGTTAATGCTGCGTTGTATGTGCGCACAACCATAGATGATCCTGCCGGAACGCCCGTTTACGGTGACTGGAACGAATTTGCCAACGTCATTGCCCGAGGCCGTGGTTTTCAATTTAAGGTCAGGGCCACATCATCTAACCCCGGCACCAATATCCTCATTGATGAGCTGGGCTGCCTAATGGAGCTGCAGCTTCACACTGAGCAATCTGCCATCATTGCCAGTGGCGCCGCGCCTTATGTCGCCACATTTGACAATGCCTTCTACCAGGCGCCGAACATCGGCATCACGGCGCAGAACATGGCTACCGGCGACTTTTTTACGGTGAGCGCAGTGACGAGGACTGGCTTCTCTGTAGAATTCAAGAACAACGCCGGCACCAGCGTGAATCGTAACTTCACCTATACCGCAGTCGGCTATGGCCGGGAGGTTTAACAATGGCGCAACATGACTACATCATCGCTAACCAAAGCGGCGCAGCATTCCGGTCTGATCTGAATAATAGCCTGGCTGCCATCGTCAGCAACAACAGCGGCGCAGCGCAACCAAGCACCACCTACGCCTATCAGTGGTGGGCTGATACCACCACAGGATTGCTAAAAATCCGCAACGCCGCCAATAATGGCTGGATCACCGTCGGCTCGCTATCTGCTACCAACCTAGGTCTGCTGAGCCTTGCCGGCGGCACACTGACAGGCCCCCTAACGCTAAACGCTCAAAGCGATTTGCGCCTTGCTGATGCAGATAGCAGCAACTGGGTAGCATTACAAGCGCCGGCAACTGTTGCGACAAACCTTACGCTAACGCTGCCCTCCGCTGATGGCACGGCTGATCAGGCGTTAATTACAAACGCTTCTGGGGTCCTTAGCTTTGCTAGTCGCGCTCGGCTGGTGCGCAATGCTGGTATTAGCTCCACCAGCGGCACCAGTATTGATTTTGTTGACATTCCTAGCTGGGCTAGGAGAATTACGGTGATGCTATTAGCAGTGAGCACAAATGGCACTAGCGGTGTGCAAATTCAACTCGGCGATTCAGGAGGCATCGAAACTACTGGATACTCAACATCAGGCACGGCAATCACTGGAACCAATACGTGCGGAATTTCAACCTTTACATCTGGTTTCGTAATGCTTGGCTCTCTTGCGGGAGCATCAAGGTCAGGCGCTATTGTTTTTACTAATATAATTGACAACTATTGGGTTGCCATTGGTAATATGGACGAGCAAGGAAGTGGACAGGCTGGTTACACACAAGGATTTAAGGAGCTTTCTGCAACTCTTGACCGTGTTCGCGTTACCACAATTAACGGCACTGATGCTTTTGACGCTGGCTTTATTAACATTATTTACGAGGGCTAAGCCATGAATCGCATTGAAGTCAACGTCATCACTGGCGAGCAAACCGTAATTCCTCTCACCGCTGAGGAAATTGCCGAGCTGCAAAGTCGCCCGGTACCACCCCCACCCCCACCGCTGACCCCTGTTGAGAAACTTGCCGCCGCTGGTCTAACCGTAGCTGAGTTGCGGGAGTTGCTGGCCCCAGACAAGGAGTTCACCGCTGCGCCAACTGCTGGGCACCTTGATGACACCTACACCCTTGGATCAGAGTAATGGCTGACCGTAGTATTCTAAACCTAGAAGCACTAACCACGCCAGCATCTGGTGATAATCTGCCTATTGTTGACATTAGCGAAACTGCCGCTTCTAGCAAGAATAAGCGCATCACCGTTGAAGACTTAATGAACGGGATACCTGCCGGCACCGTTACCAGCGCAATGATTGCCAATGGCGCCATCGTCAACGCTGATATTAATGCCAGTGCTGGTATTGCTGACACTAAGCTCGCCACTATTGCTACGCCTGGAAAGGTAAGCAACACCGCTACTTCTGCTGCAAGTGCCAACACTCCTTCCGCTATTGTCGCACGTGATGGCAGCGGTAATTTTAGCGCCGGCACGATTGCAGCCATACTAAACGGACGCTTTCAAACGCCAAGAAATATTAATGGCGTAGCATTTGACGGGTCCGCTAATATTAACATTAGCGCCCCGCCAAGCCATTCCGTTTATAAAACTGTTTACTATGCGCCAGATGGAAACAATGGTTCAACAGGGCGAAACGAAGACCGGCCCGTAGCGTCGATTGAAAGAGCACTGGAAATCATAGAAGCTCAGAGCGAGCCGACAGGTTGGGCGGTGAAAGTTTTAGGCGATGTGCAAACCGCAGGAGAAATCCCGATCCCAGACGGCATTACCATTCTCAGCGACAAAATGCAGCGCAGGGCAATAGTTCGACCAACTAACGGCAACGAAGAGCGCAATGTGTTTCTATGCGGGAACGGCGCTCATATTTATGGATTGAAATTTACTGGGTGGAGAATTGATGATTTCGACAATCCCACTAAAGGCTTTGCGATGGCATTTCGCCCTGGGGCGGTGATCCTGCCAGGCGGTGTGCCCTATGGCCAAAACTGCGTTGTGAGCAGCAGCGCATCTGAGGTGCCAACACCGCTGCCAATGGACGCCGAGAATGGCAACCCGGCTCACCCCAGGGGCGGCGGCTGTGTGCTGGCTGATGCAGCAGTGCTATCGGCCTACAGCGTCTATCCAAACATAATGACCTGGGGGTTTACGCCGTCATCCGCAAACGGCATGGGCTACGTGGCCCGCAACCGGGGTTTCATTAACCCGGTCAATGCTATTGGCATTGGCGCGCACCGGCATTTCATGTGTCTTGATGGCGGGCAAATGCTGGTAAGCGGGTCTAGTTCACAGTTCGGAGACTACAGCTTCTGGAGTGAAGGCTTCACTCAGCAGATCAAGCCGCTGACTGTAGCTTCATCCGCGATTACTTCTCAATCCAATGCTGGCACTATTATCAACGCCGCTCGCGTGTCACTGATCGATGACGTGTGGTCTTTCCTGGTGACTAACTATAGCGCCGATCAGTGGCCGGAGGGCTTTGAAACATTAACCCGCAAAGATTCCGGTTTGTTCCTTGATGCGTTAGCCGCGTCTTTGGTGCATGGATTTGAGCGTCCAATGTTAAATTTTGCGGAAGGCTTATTCCGATTTAATGGTGTATGCGTTTATACTTACATATTTCACGCAGCATTTAAGGCCAGCTGGGATCGGCTGGCATCACAGTTAATTGCTGGCGGCCAACTTACCAGCGGCGCCGCTGCCTTTGTCAATGCGCTGGTGGCCCGGCTAAAGGCCACGTTGGACAATTACTGGTTTGAGCTGGGGCAGGGGCCAGCGCCGACTCCGGTTGAGAAAGTGCAACGCAAACTGCGTTCACTGATTACTGCCATCAATCACCAATGGACCTCACCGAAAAGCGGTGTTGAATATTTTCGTGTGCCACCAGCGCGCAGTGCCCGACGCATTCAGCGCAGCATCGTGCAGCGCAATGGCGGGCGGGTGCGGTTCTCAGGTCAGGACGACGCCGGTAATGCGGTGTTTGTCGGTGGCCTGACTATTGACGCCCGCAGCGGCCAGCTGGGCGGTCCACCATTTGATTCGGCTGTCAGAAGCCGCATCACCCGCGCCGTGATCTCTAGGAGCTACTAACTCATGCCACGCATCGTTACCGACCAACCATCAAGCGGCAAATCACTGCTGCTATTCATCCCCACTGCTACCAATAGCGGATTTGTAAATACAACGTGGACGACTATTGCTGAGGCTCCTGATTTCTCTATTCCCAGTTCAGGCGACGACGGCATAGTTCCAGACCCCTCAGACAGCGACCGTGAGCTACGCCCTGGAGAGGTGTCAATCGACACGCCTCTGGCGGTGACAAACACCACGGCCACTACTCGCTGGGTTGAGGCTCAAATGCTGCTGCAGGGCAGTAGCGGCCAAGCCATTCCGGTGTCTGCCAGGGTGCCGGTGCCTGGCGGTGAAACGGTCTACCTGCCAATCCAGGGCCTGGTGCTGCTTAAAACGGATCTGACTAACACCCAGCCCGGCGGACGGCTGCAGGTCCAAGCGGAAGTCGACAACGCGCTACAGGTGATTGGCGCCGCTGCAGAGCGCCAGGCTGATGACCACGCACCTGATTCGGAGGCAATCTAATGGCGCTTGACAAGCTCAGAACTGCATCAGGCAAACGGCTGCGAGGTGAGGCGCTGCAGGAGACGGCACTGCCAATTCCCTATGCCGCGGCGGCGCTGCCGGGCGCGGCGGTGTTGGGGACGGACGGGCAGTTGTACCAATCGGCCAAGAACACTGCAGGAGATTACGAATGGGGCTCCGCTCTGTTGCTCACGTCGAATGGTGTAGCGATAAGAGCGCCTGATGTTGTTTCGACCTTTAAAGGCTTAGTCCTGGGGGGACAGATAACTGCTACTGGGCAGGAGACGGGACCAGCACGCATCCTCCTTGTGCCATTCAGGGACCCCACGCCGGGCCTGAGCGGAAACATCATGGCTCGCATTGATTTCGGCTCAAGGGATGAAGTGGCCCTGAGCGACAGGGAAATTGCAACCCCCGCGAGCATTTCCGTAGCAGCCAACAAGGACTTGTGGGGTGCGGACTCCAAGCCAGTATCGCTCAGAATTAGCTTGGCTGATAGCGACACGCTTGATAGAACCAACAGGTTCCAACTGGAGTTTGACGGATCAATCCTGTTCCTGAACGCTTTACAGCAAAACATCGCCAGATTCAGCACGGCAGGCAATCTCCTGCTCGGCAACACCACCGGCACGGAGCGCCTCTCTGTCACCGGCAACATCCAGGTGAAGGAAACTACAGACGGTTTCCTCGTCGGCGCTAATCAGGTGCTCGGCTCCCGCAAGACCGGATGGGCTGCACCCACCGGGACCGCCACCCGTACCACGTTTGTTACCAGCACGGTGACAACCGAGCAATTGGCCGAGCGCGTAAAAGCGCTCATCGACGACCTCACTACTCACGGCCTAATCGGCACCTAATTATGAAAGAAACCTTACTGCAATTGATCAACAGCTACGCCGCCGCACGCTCCAGTGGTGATCCAATCCTGCAGCAGTTCGCTGCTGGCCAGCTGCAAATTTTCCTAGCTGGCGTCGAACTAATTAAAACCCCCACTTCCGAGGCCACCCCTGATGCCTGATTCCACCGTCACCTACAACTGGCGCATCGAGCGCATAGATTGCGCCCCTACATCAGACCCTGCAAACCAGGTCCGCAGGCTCCACTGGCGGCTATTCGGTACTGATGGGACAAATACCGCTGATCTCTACGGCGACGTTTTCCTGGCGCCCGTAGACCCTGAAACTTTCATAGCCTACGGCGACCTAAACGAATCCACCGTTATCAGCTGGCTGGAGGCTGCTATTGACGCCAGCGCTGAAGACGAAAACCCCACCGTGGCCCAGATGCGCGCTGGCCTAGCCGGTATCCTCGCCGCCAAAGGTGCTGAGCTATTGCCAACCCCTAAGCCCTGGTAAGCGGAAACGCTCCCGCCGCTAGTCTGATACCAAAGCAGCGCAGTCCCGTGATCGAAGTCTTAGCCGCTGTGGCCGGCGCATCTATTACCTGGGCCGCAATGGGCTCCATGGGCTTTTCAAGGCGCAACGATGAAGCGCGAGAAGCCGTTATCCGGCTCACCGCAGGGGTTGAAAATATCGGAAAACAGCTGCAGATTCTTCACACCGACATCAAGGACGAGCGCCGGGAGATGTTTGGCCGCATCAGCAACGTTGAGCAACGTGTCAGCAAGCTGGAGGGGCAACGATGACCACCCCCACCGAACGCGGCTTCCTAATGCGCTGCCTGGTGGGTGTGCTATCGGTTGGCATCGTTATTGGCGCTGCCGACCTGATCGCCTGCCGGCTTCGCACCCCTGCCAGTTGCGACACCATGGCCGCAGCGGTGGCCGCATCCGTAACTGGTGCCGCCGGTTGGATCGGCGGCATCCTCACCAAATCACCACAATGATCAAAACCATCGCCTTAGAGCTCAGCCGCATTTTCCTCAAGTTCGCCATGGATCAGGCGCTGCGCAAGGCGCTGCCCAAGATCTTTAAGCGGCTTGACCTAGAGTTGCCATCCCTGCTGGCGCAGAAGGCCAGCCTGGTTCAGGTGCAATGCACCGTCACCGATGCCATTGAAAATGCGACTGGCCGGATTACAACGCTGACCC